AAAGCACGCCGCGACAGCGAAGAAGTTGTGGACGAGATGGGAACTGCGTCCAAGTTTCGCCGTAATTTGGAAACAGGTGATCTGTATTCCGAAGAGCCTATTACGCGGCCTTCTGCACCCAAGGCAAGGCCAGCGGCAAAAGCTGCCTCAGCGCCATCTCCGGCTCCCGCACCGTCACCAGCACCCGCTGCTAGGGCAGAAATCCCCAGGTCCGCTGCATCCGCTGCATCCGCTGCACCGAAAAGCACTGGTGAAAACACCTCGGGTCCGAGCAATATGGACCGGATTTTTATGGGGTTGGGCGCTGGGGCAGGGGTCTTGGGCGCAGCAAAACTGGCACAACTGAGTAAGACCGAGAAAGCTGCAAAAGCTGCAAAAGAGACCGCAAAGGCTGCAGCCGCAAAGTTCTCTTCTCCGCAAGCACGGCAAACAACTTCCGAAACTGGGCGCAAGTTTGGACCGAAAGCGGAAATGGAAGCGGCTGAGTCCACCATGCGTGGCGCAGTTGGCCGTAAGGACATTCAAGCTAAGCGCGCCGCAACCGCCAAGGGCCGTGCGGAGACAATGGAGAGTAAGAAGCCTGTGATGCAGGCTACTCCCAAGAAGCCATCGCCTCGCGCCCGTACACGGGATGAGGACACGGATTACGAACTCCGCGCTCGTGGTGGCCGGGTCGGCTACGCCAAAGGTGGACAAGTACGTGGTAGCGGCTGCGAACAGCGCGGCCTTCGCAAGTGCAAGGTGGTGTGAGATGGCAACCGATATTGCAAAGCAGCAAGAAGCGGCGGGGCAGGATATCGTTAACCGTCTTATGCGGCAGTACCAAATGGAGAACCCAGCTAACGCTGCGCAAGTAAGAAGGCTTATGCCAAGCGCTGCTCCTGCCTCCAAACCTGCCGCAAGTGCTGCTAAAGCGTCAAAAACCGGCGTGCTATCGCCCCAGGAAGCGGCGGAGATAACGCGTCAGTTAGACGAGAAAAAACGGCGGGAGTTTGAAGAGTTTACAGCACCACCTGTAAAAAAGGCATCAGGTGGCAGCATCAAAGGCTACGCCAAGGGCGGCTCTGTCCGTGGCGGCGGCTGTGAGCGGCAGGGAAAGACCAAGGGGAGGTTCGTTTGAGAACGTCACGCGGCATGGGTGCCATCAACCCCTCCAAGATGCCCAAAGGCAAGGTGAAGAAGCGCCGTGACAACACCGATTTCACGCAGTATGCCGAAGGTGGTGAGGTCGGGCTCTATGCCAACATCAACGCTAAGCGCAAGCGGATTGCCGCTGGATCGGGTGAAACCATGCGCAAGCCGGGTTCTCCCGGCGCTCCTACTGCCAAAGCCTTCAAGCGTTCTGCGCTGACAGCGAAGTGATGAGCTACTACGTCTACGCCCACACCAAACCTGACCAGACGGTGTTTTACGTTGGTAAAGGTACGCGGGGGCGTGCGTGGTCAACTCATGGGCGCAATACGCATTGGCAACGTACGGTGGCTAAGTACGGTCACAAAGTTGTACTTTTGGCTGAGGGGCTTACGCAAGAGCAGGCTATTGAAGAAGAAGCGGCAATCATTGCGCACTTCAAACCTTTTGGCGCTTTGGTAAACATACTTGACCGGGGAGATATTAGCCCTACGTGTAATCCAGAAGTTGCGGCAAAAGTTAGCATTGCGGCGTCTCGTTGGCAAACTGGGCGCAAACTGTCTGAGTCGCATCGTGCAAATGTAGTAAAAAACAACCCGTGGAGGGGTAAAGAACGCCTAGCGCATTCTGCTGCGATGAAAGCCAAAGGCTTGATTGCGGGGGCAAAAAACCCTTTCTATGGTCAAGGTGCGCGTCAAAAAGGCGCATTGAACCATATGGCAACTGCTGTTGTTGGGGAACATACGACACACGGGCAAAAGCGATGGGAAACGCTTAAGGCTGCGGCAGATGAACTTGGTGTGACGTTGCAAGCAATCTCCCAAGCAATCCGTAAACACGGACGCTCCAAGGGTTGGTTGTTTAGGAAAGAAGCATGACTACTTCCGGCGTAACAATTTTTAACCCCGATCTCAATGAGATTGTGGAAGAAGCCTTTGAAAGGTGCGGCGCAGAACTTCGCACTGGATACGACCTGAAGACGGCTCGCCGCAGTCTAAATTTGTTGCTGGCAGCGTGGGCAAACCAGGGCATAAACATGTGGACCATTGAGCAGGGCTCCCAAGTCCTGACTCCCGGTACGGCCACGTACACACTGCCTGCCGACACGGTAGATCTGATTGAGCATGTGATCCGCACGGGCGCGGGTAACGTCTCCACACAGACGGACCTGACCATTACACGCATCTCAGTTTCTACCTACTCGTCCATCCCGAACAAGTTGCAAACGGCAAGGCCGATTCAGGTTTACATCAACCGCCAAGCAGCAGCGCCGCAGTTCACCGTGTGGCCCACGCCTGACAATTCTCAGACGTACACGTTTGTCTACTGGCGTCTTCGCAGGATTCAAGACGCTGGTGCAGGCGGTACGTACACGCAAGACATCCCGTTCCGTTTCCTCAATGCGTTGGTGTCAGGACTGGCCTACTACCTGTCCATGAAGATCCCCGGCGCGATGGAGCGGATGCAGGTATTGAAGGCGCAGTACGATCAGGATTGGGATCTTGCCAGTTCCGAGGACCGCGAGAAGGCCGCTGTCCGGTTCGTACCAAGAGAGCAATTCATTAGCTGAGGTGCAACATGGCTGACAGTCTTTATAGAAAAGTCGTACCTGCGCAAATCCGCACGTTTGTTGAAACGCTGGCTGGAAAAAAAGATCCAATTACAGAAAAAGATTTTACGCCTGAAGAGCTTGAGCAAATGCGTTCCGCTGTTAGGAGCGCGCAAGCCAATCCCACTATTAAATACAGTAAAAATGACCCCAAAGGCACGCCGTTAAATGCTGTGGACTACACCGATTACGATATTCGCAAAAAAAGAGGTGGCGGCGCTGACTGGAATATGGCATCAGAAGCAGCCGCAAGAAACACGCTTGGTCGGTTTAGATTTCAAAAAACTCCTGATGGCCGCACTGTTGCAATAGACACTTACGATTTTGAAGACGATTTGGTAAACAAAGGTGAGCGCCCGTCCGCAGAATATGCAAAGATGTCTACTGCGGAAAAACTAGCGGCGCTTGCAAAAGACACTGTCACTCGGCCTCGTGGAGTTAGGACTTTACCAAGCAGGGTAGGCAGCGCTTTTATTGGCAAAGAAGGACGACCTGTCAGTATCGATCTTGGAGAAGGTCTAAAAAAAGGCGGCGCAGTGAAATCTAAAGTTTCCCGTGGTGACGGGATTGCGCAGCGCGGCAAGACCAAAGGCAGGTTTGTGTGAGCAATCGCTTTGCAAACGGCGCAAAGGCATTCGGCTACTGCGATGTCTGTTCTTTCCGTTTTGACCTCAAAAAGCTCAAGAATCTCGTAGTCAAAACCAAGCAAACGCAGATCAAAGCATGTCCTCAATGCTGGACCCCAGATCAGCCACAGTTACAACTGGGTATGTACCCAGTCTCGGATCCAATCGCCATCCGTGATCCTCGTCCAGACACGAACACTTGGTACTCGTCTGGTGTGACTGCTACGGGCTCGTTCGGCGGGGGTAGCAGGGTGATTGAGTGGGGCTGGGCTCCGATAGGTGGGTCCAGTGGTTTTGATGCGCCCCTGACGCCAAATAGCTTGGTCGGGCAGGGATATGTTGGTACAGTTACCGTGTCCGTTTCCTAAGGAGCGATGATGAAAGATGTTCACAAGCACGAACGTGCGATGCACCCGGGCAAGCCGATGACCAAGCTCGCCAAGGGCGGGAAAGCCTTCAAGAAGGGTGGTCCCACCACTGAGGACCGTATGCGCCTGGGCAAGAATATGTCCCGCGCCATGAACCAGAAGACGGGGTGAGCCATGATGAAAGCCAAAAAGCTGGCCCCTGCTAAGTCGGGGCTACCGCAAGAGATCGAAACCCTCAAGGACGAGATCTGCATGGTTGTGGGGAACATTGCTATGGGCAAGCCGCCCGCTGTCAAGACCTCCGGGATCAAGCAGCGTGGGTCCGGTGCTGCTACTCGCGGCTTCATGTCTAGGGGGCCGATGGCGTGAACTACACCGAGTTGCAGACCGCTGTTGAGGATTACACCGAGAACACTTTCTCGGCGACTGACTTCGCCACAATGACGGAGTTGGCTGAGCAGCGCATCTATAACTCGGTGCAGCTTCCTAACCTCCGCAAAAACACCACGCTCACGCTGACCATTGGCAACCCGCTACTTGTAGTGCCGACGGACTTCTTGTCCTCGTTTTCCTTTGGTGTGAGCGTTGCGGGTGTGTTCAGTTACTTGCTGAACAAGGATGTAAATTTCATCCGGGAGTCGTTCCCGAGTGTGGCTGTCACTGGGACGCCGCAGTATTACGCGCTGTACGGCACGCAGACGGGCACGCCAAAGGTTCAATCGTTCTTGCTTGGCCCCACGCCCAGCGCTGCTTTGAGCGCGGAGTTGGCGTATTTCTACTACCCGGAAAGTATCGTCACGGCAACGACCACATGGCTGGGTGATAATTTTGACAGCGTGTTGTTTAACGCGGTCATGGTTGAAGCGGCGCGGTTCATGAAGCAAGAGCCTGACATCATTGCTGAGACGGACAAGCAGTACGTTCAATCGCTGACTCTGCTGAAGAACCTGGGCGAAGGCAAAGACCGACAAGACGCATACCGTACTGGGCAGGTCAGAACAAAGGTGGTCTAAATGGCTCTGGTACAAACGCTATGCTCTTCGTTCAAACAGGAGTCATGGCTGGCTATCCATGATCTGGATACCGATGTCCTGAAGATGGCGCTCTATACGAGCGCCGCTTCTCTTGGTGCAGACACCACGGTTTACACCACAACGGAAGAAGTTGTAGGCACAGGCTACAGCGCTGGGGGCGAGATCCTGACCAATGTCCAAGTGCTCCTTTCTGGCACCACGGCGTATGTGACGTTCGACAACCCTGCTTGGCCGGGGTCTAGTTTTGTTACCCGTGGGGGCTTGATCTACAACTCCACCAAGGCAGACCGTGCAATTGCGGTGCTGGATTTTGGATCTGACAAAACTGCTGGGCCAAATTTCACGGTGCAGCTTCCGGCTGCTTCTGCCACCACGGCGCTGATCCGATTCGCTTGAGGTAAGACATGCCATCAACCTATACCAGCAGCCTCAGGCTTGTTCTTCCGGCCACGGGGGAACTGAGCAATACCTGGGGTACGGTGTTCAACGCCGGGGCGACGAGCCTGATTGACTCCTCGATTGCTGGTACGTCCAGCATCACGATGACGGCGGCGAACTACACGCTGACTTCAAGCAACGGCGCATCAGATGAAGCGCGGGCCATGTTCCTCGTGCTGGGTGGGACTCCAGGCGGTTCGTACAACGTCATCGTCCCTGCGGTCAGCAAGCTGTACTTCGTGACCAACAACACGGGCGCAGCACAGACGGTGAAGACCTCTGCTGGGTCGGGAATCTCGGTGCCCAACGGTGCTCGGATGGCACTGCGGTGCGATGGCACAGATGTGTTGGAGGCACTGACGTACTTCGGTTCCTTGACGCTTGGGTCTCCCCTTGCTGCTGCCTCGGGAGGCACAGGTCTTTCTTCCCCAGGAACAAACGGCAACGTACTACTTTCAAACGGCACGGCATGGACATCTTCCGCTTTGCCCCCGGGTGGTTTGGTTTACACCTTCACCACAACACCTGTAACGCTTACAGATAAGCAGGGTGTTCTTACAGACACTTCTGGCGGTGCGTTTACAGTCACTTTGCCTGCTACCCCGTCTACAGGCGCACAGGTGGTGGTTGCTGATGCGGGGGCAAACTGGGGCACGAACAATCTGACGGTTGGACGAAACGGATCGACTATCGGCGGGCTTGCCCAGGATCTTGTGTGTGATATCAGCGGGGCCAATGTCCAGTTGATCTATGACGGCACCACGTGGGAAGTTTACGCACAGATCGGTGGTAACGGGGGGAATGCAGCTACTCAGCCGGGAAACAACGCTTTCACTGGTGCCAACACTTTCTACAACGCCACGGGGCAGACGTTTGGTACTGCTACCGCAGCGCAGGACGGGATTATCCTCGCGGGCCGGGCGGGTGGATCTTCTTCTTTCCGAGCAACCCTGCAGCCCACAACGCTGACGGCAAGCAGAACTTTGACGCTGCCTGACGCAACCAGCACGGTTGCGGTCTTGGGCCTTGCTCAGACCTTTACGGCTACTCAGAGCTTTACTGGATCGTCTAGTGTTCTGGCTGCAGCGCTCTCTAATGCTGCTGAAGTCGCCACCATCTCCGCAACCGCTGCAACGGGCACGATCAATTACGACATCACCACGCAGTCGGTGCTGTACTACACCAGCAACGCCTCGGCCAACTGGACGGTGAACTTCCGCGCCAGCAGCGGCACCAGCCTGAACACGGCGATGAGCACGGGGCAGAGCGTGACGGTGGCGTTCCTCGTAACGCAGGGCGCTACGGCGTACTACAACAACGTGGTGCAAGTGGATGGGTCTTCGGTAACGCCCAAGTACCAAGGCGGCACGGCATGGGCGGCAGGTAATGCCTCCAGCATCGACGCCTACGTCTACACCATCGTGAAGACCGGCAGTGCTGCGTTTACCGTGTTTGCATCGCAGACGAGGTTTGCATAATGCCGCTGCTTGAAACCAAAGGCGCTGCCTCTGCCCAAGGGTTTGGGCTAATATCTGGTGCAGCCGCTTTTAATTACATAGAGGACGTTTTCTCGACGTACCTCTACACCGGCAATGGCTCCACGCAGACCATCACCAACGGGATTGATCTGTCGGGTAAGGGTGGGTTGGTTTGGTTGAAGTCAAGAAATAATACTACCAATCATCTACTTGCTGACACAATAACAGGAATACAAAAAAGACTTCAATCAAATCTTACAGCCGCCCAAGACAATGGCGCTGGTGTTTGGGTTGATTCATCTTTGTCCAATGGCTTTTCTCTTGGGTTCGGCACTCAAGTAAATGGGCCTAGTTACAACTACGTCTCATGGACCTTCCGCAAGCAGTCCAAGTTCTTTGATGTGGTGACGTATACGGGGGATGGCAGCAACCGCACCATTGCCCACAGCCTCGGCTCAGTGCCGGGGTGCATTATCGTCAAGCGCACGGACACCACTGCTGACTGGCAGGTTTACCACCGCAGCAATGCCAACACCGAATACATGGTGCTGAACAGCACGGCGGCAAAGGCTACAGGCACCACGCGCTGGAACAGCACAACGCCCACCAGCACTGTATTTAGTCTTGGCACCGATACAACTGTCAATGCCTCTGGCGGCACTTACGTCGCATACCTCTTCGCCCACGATGCAGGCGGCTTCGGCGCGTCTGGCACGGACAATGTGATTTCGTGTGGGTCGTTTACGACTGATGGTAGCGGCAATGCGACGGTGAATCTGGGGTATGAGCCGCAGTTTGTTATCAGAAGAGCTACTACTGTATCCGACACTTGGCAGATGTTTGACGTTTCCAGAGGGTGGACTGTAAATGCTGCAAGCAATACCGCAGAGTTATCTGCAAATTCTGCTAATGCTGAGTCACTAACCTCCAATGAGTTAATTCCAACAGCTACTGGGATGAAAGTTGACGCTGGAGCGGTATCCTTAACCTACATCTACATCGCCATCCGCCGTGGCCCGATGAGGACTCCGACGACGGGGACGAGTGTGTATAACGCACTTACTCGCACCGGGACTGGAGCAGCCGTAAATATTACTGGGGTAGGATTTCCCCCAGACTTGGTTGCAAATAAAGGCCGGAGCCTCACAGGACTTGATAATCTTTGGACTGATAGGCTTAGAGGCGCGACAAAATACGTAAGTACAAACAGCACAAATGCGGAAGGGACCAATGCGCAAATGGTCACTGCGCTTGGGCAAGATGGTGTTTCGTGGGGGAACGACGATGGAAATTTCAACACACGCACATATGTAAACTGGTTCTTCCGCCGCGCGCCCGGCTTCTTTGATGAAATCTGTTTTTCTGGCACTGGTGCAAACAAAACAGAATCCCACAACCTGCAAAAAGCCCCTGAGCTTTGGCTGGTCAAGTCTCGCAGTGCGGCAACCGAGTGGGTAATCGGTTCCTCCTTGTTAGGCGCAAACGAAAAGATTGTCATGCCTTCGCCTAATGGCAGGGTGACAGACACGACCGTCTGGAATAACACTTATCCAACGGCAAGCGTTTTGAGCCTTGGCACATCGTCAACAACAAACGCAAGCGGCGCCACTTTTGTTGGTTACTTGATGGCTACGGCTGCTGGTGTCAGCAAGGTGGGGACGTACACAGGAAACGGGTCAAGCCAAACAATTGATTGCGGCTTTACTGGTGGTGCGCGGTTCGTGATGATTATTCGAGCAACTGCAAGCACGGCTCAAGACATCTACATTTGGGATTCTGCAAGGGGTATTGTTGCCGGCAATGATCCGCGATTGAGCCTAAACACCAGCGCAGCCGAGGTCACTACGTTGGACACAGTAGACGCTGACGCAAGCGGTTTCATTGTCAACACTGACGCATCAAATGTAAACGTGAATGGCGCGGTGTATTTGTATTGGAGTGTTGCTTGAACTACGATGTAAACAAGCACCATTGGCATCGCTACCTAAAGTTTATTCGGTCGCGCAAATCTTCTACTGGGTATGTGGAGCAACACCATATTTACCCACGGTCCTTGTTTCCGCAAAAGGCTAACGATGCTGACAATCTGATTGCATTGACAGCCCGCGAACACTTCATGGCGCATTGGATGCTGCATAAGGCTTTTGGCGGCAAGATGACTATGGCGTTTATGTACATGAAGGCAGAGTGTGATGATGCCCAAAGGTACTGGAACCTCAATAGCCGTTCCTATTGCCTACTGCGTGAGAGTTTTGCAAAAACAATGTCTCATGCCAAAAAAGGTAAGCCACTGTCTGAGGAAACCAAACGCAAGATGAGTCAAGCCCGTATTGGAAAACCTTTACCAGAGGCTCAACGCTTGGCAATCGGCAGAGGTAACACTGGAAAAGTTGTTTCTGATGAGACAAGATTAAAAATTAGCGCAGCAAAAACAGGTATTCCAAGACTTCCAATGTCTGACGAACATCGAGCAAAACTAAGTGTGCCAAAGCAGCGGATTAATTGCACTTGTTGCGGCAAAGAAGTATCCGTCAACGTGGTAAACCGTTGGCACAATGACAACTGCAAAATGAAAGTAGAGGCTTAAATGCAAATCAGACTTCGCGCCACAGGCGCAGTGATGCTGGAGAGCGAGTTCCGCTCTTACCAGAAGGCCAACGGTGGCCCTACTTGGGACCGCACCACGGACGAGGTGCTGCAGGCGCTGGGCGCTGACCCGGTGTTTGAAGGCCCGCAGGCATCAGGCGGTACGGTCTATCAGTTCTCTATGCCTTCTGGTGTTGAGCAAGTAGACGGCAAGTGGTACACCAAGCACATCCTTGGCCCTGTCTTCACAGACACTGAAGATGCCACCGCTGCCGAGCAAGAAGCGGCGTACAAGGCTCAGAAAGACGCCGAGCAGGCCAAGTCTGTGCGTGAAATCCGCAACCAGCGCCTGAAGGACACAGACTGGACCCAAGTGGCCGACGCCCCGGTGGACAAAGCCGCATGGGCGGCGTATCGTCAAGCCCTGCGAGACATCACTGCACAGACGGGCTTCCCTTGGGAAGTTCAGTGGCCCGCACAGCCGGAGTAACACATGGCAAACCTTTCCAACATCATCACGCCGAGTAACGTCCTGACGGCGACCAACACCGCTACGCTGACGAACAAAACTCTGGTGGCCCCTGTGCTTGGAACTCCGACAAGCGGAGACTTGTCAAACTGCACGGCAGACGGCACGAACACTGTTGGGTTCAGGAGCATTCCTCAAAACAGCCAGTCCGCTGCTTACACGCTGGTGCTTGCAGATGCCGGTAAGCACATCTTCCACCCGTCAACGGACGCAAACGCAAGAACTTTCACCATCCCGGCCAACAGTTCTGTTGCGTACCCCATCGGCACAGCGATCACGTTTATCAACATGACGTCCCAGGTCGTGACGATTGCGATCACCACGGACACCATGTATCTAAGTTCTGCGGGCACTACCGGGTCAAGAAGTTTGGCCCAGTATGGGTCAGCCACAGCCATCAAGATGACTTCAACCACTTGGCTTATTTCCGGGAGTGGGTTGACATGAGCGGCGCGCAACAAGCGGTGTACATGAACCAGAGAAGTTTTGTTACACCTCCGGGGCAGCAAGCGTACACATCTGCGGGTACATACACTTGGGTTGCTCCAGCGGGGGTGACTTCAGTTTCCGTGGTCGCGGTTGGAGGTGGTGGAGGATCAAATAGCAGCGGTGGCGGCGGTGGTGGCGGGCTTGGTTATAAAAATAACTACTCTGTTACCCCAGGATCTTCTTACACAGTAGTTGTCGGCGCTAGTGGTGGGTCTTCTAGTAACGGCGGGGATTCTTATTTTGTCAGCACAAGCGTCGTAAAAGGCGGCGGAAATTCATCCCGCACCGGGGGTAGCTACACTGGCGATGGAGGTGGTACTGGAGGAAATGGGGGCTCCGGTACTGCAAAAGGTGGCGGAGGGGCTGGGGGTTATGCTGGAAATGGTGGGGGGCAAGCACAAGCTGGAGCCGGTGGTGGTGGGGGCGGTGGCGGTCAAGGATACTCTACTTCAGATTACGGCGGCGGTGGGGGTGGTGGCGGTGTTGGTTTGCTAGGGCAAGGATCAAACGGAGCCGCAGGCACTGAAGGCGGAGAAAACCCTGGGGGAGGGGGTGGTGGCGGCAGTGGAGGAACGAATGGTGCCAACGGAGATTTCAGTTTTGTGAACGCTTCTGGTGGAAATGGCGGAAATTATGGTGGTGGTAGAGGATCTAATTCTCCATCGGACTCAGGGTCTGCAAACAGTGCTGGGGGTGCTGTCCGCATTATCTGGCCCGGCACAACTCGCTCTTTCCCGTCTACACAAACAGGAGATTTGTGATGGAGTTGTTTATACAAATACGAGATAACCAGCCATATGAGCACCCCATTTTGGCAGACAACTTTCGGCAGGCATTTCCACAAATTGATACTAACCATCTGCCCGCTGAGTTTGCCCGCTTTTATCGTGTTCCGCCGCCTAATGCAGGCGTTTATGAAGTAGTTGATGGCCCTGTGTATCAGTGGGTGGATGGTGTAGTAAAAGATGTGTGGTCTGTAAGACCTATGACTGCAGAGGAAAAGCAAGCAAAAATTTCGGCGGCGATGGCGCAGCAGCCATTTCCGTCATGGGTTTTTAATGAAGAATCATGTTCTTTTACGCCCCCCGTACCGTACCCAACTGATGGAAATGCGTATCAATGGGATGAGTCAACTACATCATGGGAGAAACAAAGTTGAAAACTTTTCTTAAGCGCCGGTTTGGCACTCGCCCCATGCCCACGGGCTTTGCGGACATTGAGAGCGAACTGCCGCCGTTGGTGTGGCCGGAGTAAGCCATGAACTGGGCAGACGTTCTAAAAGCAGTCATACCGATTGTGGTTGCATCTTTGGCGTGGCTGCTCGGGCAGGTGAACTCTTTCTCTGAGCGGCTGACCAAGATCGAAGGTTCCATGCCTGCGCTTATCACATCTACCGGCGTGCCAACTGATAGTCCAATCTCTGCTGAGAAGCGTGCCATCCTCAAAGAGCAACTGATGACGCACATCAATGAACTTCAGGTCAAGGTCAGGCTGCTTGAAGAGCGCGAACGTATCAAAGGAGCCAAGTGATGTTTGAGTCGCTAATCGGTGGTTTGTTCGGCGGTATCCTGCGCCTTGCGCCAGAGATGTTCAAACTCTTTGACAAGAAGAATGAACGGGCGCATGAGCTTCGCATGGTTGAAGCCGAGATGGAGTTTGCCAAGATCCGTGGTGAGATCGCCATGCGGCAGGTCGAAGCGCAGATGACGATGGCCGAGATGGACACGATGGCCCAGGCGTTCAAGGAGCAGTCCGAGACCGCCAAGAATGCCGGGTGGTTTGTCTCCGCGATCTCAGCGCTGGTGCGCCCGATGGTCACCTACTCCTTCCTGGCCCTGTACGCCTCTGTGAAGATTGCTGCCTTCCTGATCGCCATGGACCAAAACGGCAACTGGAAGGAGGTGCTGGTCACGATGTGGGGCGCAGACGACCTTGCCGTCTTCAACATGATCATCTCCTTCTGGTTTGTCGGACGGGTGTATGAGCGGTCCAGTAAGTGAGGCGGTAGACATTGCTGCTGCTCTGTGTCGGCCCTTCGAAGGGCTGCGGCTGAAGCCGTACATCTGCCCAGCGGGCTACCCCACGATTGGATATGGGACCGTCTTCAAGCCAGACGGCACCAAGGTGACGATGGAGCACCCCGAGATCACCAAGGAGATTGCGGACGAGTGGTTGCTGTCTGAGTTGCAGACGAACTATCTGGCGGGGGTTTTGAAGGCTTCACCGAGCTTGATTGCTTACCCCAAAGCCCTTGGTGCTATGGCCGACTTTGCTTACAATCTTGGCGTAGCCCGGTATCGCGGCAGCACCCTGCGGCGTAAGATTGACGAGCAGGACTGGGAAGGTGCCAAGGAGCAGTTGGCCCTGTGGGTGCGCGGTGGCGGCAAAGTACTGCCCGGTCTGGTCAAGCGTAGAGCCGCCGAGTCGGCACTGCTGGGGTAAACATGCCACTCAAGAAACTTCAGTTGAAGTCGGGGGTAAACCGCGAAGGAACCCGCTACTCCACCGAGGGCGGATGGTTCTCCTGCGACAAGATTCGTTTCCGTCAAGGCACACCCGAGAAGATCGGTGGTTGGCAACGCATTTCTAGCGAGACCTACAACGGCATCTGCCGCGCTCTGTGGCAGTGGGCTACGCTTGCTGGCGTTCCATATCTTGGCGTCGGTACAAACACCAAGTACTACATCGCCTATGGTGGGTCGTACTACGACATCACGCCTGTTGTCTCTACGGTAACTTTGACCAATCCGTTCACCACCATATCTGGCTCTGCCACGGTAACGGTTTCTGACGTTTCACACGGCGCTACTGACGGAACATTTGTCACGTATTCTGGAGCTACTGCTGTTGGTGGCTTGACGCTGAATGGCGAGTACCAGATTACCTACGTTGATGTAGACACCTACACGATCACTGCCGCAAGCAATGCTTCTTCCAATGCCACGGGAGGTGGCACGGTCACGGCTGCGTATCAACTAAACGCAGGCTCTGCAATTGCTGTTCCGCTGTCTGGATGGGGCGCAGGTCCGTGGGGGTCGGGCGCGTGGGGCATAGGAACATCTTCCAACAACCCAATCCGCATCTGGAATCACCAGAACTTCGGTCAAGACTTGATCTACGGCCCCAAGGGCGGGGCGATGTACTACTGGGACGCCACCACCGGGCTGATTTCTCGTGGGGTAGCGCTGACCTCCTTGTCCGGAGCAACAGATGTACCGACCGTGCAAACGCTGTTCATGGTGTCTGATGCGTCACGGTTCACGATAGCTTTTGGGTGCAACGACTACGGGTCATCTGACATCGACCCCATGCTGATTCGCTGGTCGGATCAGGAAAGCGCGGTCAACTGGACCCCAGCAGCGACCAACCAAGCGGGCAGTCTGCGCCTGTCGCACGGCTCAAGAATTGATGCCACCCTGCAAACCAGACAGGAAATTTTGGTTTGGACAGACACATCGGTGTACGGTCTTCAGTACTTAGGCCCGCCTGTTGTCTGGGGCTCACAGCTTCTGGCCGATAACGTCTCCATTGTCAGTGACCGTGCTGTAGCGTTGGCTGCTGGTGTGGCGTACTGGATGGGAGAAGACAAGTTTTACACGTACGACGGTCGTGTAAATACACTTAGCTGTGACCTGCGCCAGTACATTTTTAGTGATATCAACTTGGATCAGTACAGCCAAGTCTGCGCCGGGACCAACGAACAATTTAACGAGGTCTGGTGGTTTTACTGCTCTGCCAGCAGTA